AACATTGCTAGATACGCAGCACGTAAATGGAACTGTGCAATGCGTAAGCAAGATAAGTACAATCAGTTTGATTACCTGATAATAAAGGGAAGGGACGTAAAGGCTTTTGTAGAAATTAGAACAAGGACACATACAAGGGGGACTTACCCTACATGTTTTGTATCAGCTAACAAAGTGCAAGCTGCCTTTTCTATGCGTCTTGCCACTGGCTTACCGTGTATATTTTTAGTTGGGTGGAAAGATTGCATTGGGTGGGCATCTCTGACTGAGATGTATAAAATAACAATAGGCGGCAGAACAGATAGGGAAGACCCTGCGGATATTGAGGCCGTAGCAGAAATACCAATAGAAAGTTTTACAATATTCAAATGAGTTTTATAACTACTATATCTCAACAGGATCTGGCTTTGCTTAGAGGCATAGTTCGTAAAGTGCATCTGGCGCATGTCGATGCAAAAGGATTAGCAACCGATGAGCAATGCGATAAGTTGATAGAAAGCATTGGCCCAGAAGTTGTAGAAAGAATGATTAAGTTTGGCGTAGATAAGGGATTACGTTGATAGATTTTAAGTACAAACCTGATGGTGAAGTCTTAAAACAGTTTATGAAAGACAACACTTTCTTTCGTGGCATAAGAGGTCCAGTAGGATCTGGTAAGTCTGTTGGGTGTTGTGTTGAAGTATTTAGAAGAGCCCTGTCTCAGGAGAAAAGTCCTGATGGTGTAAGAAAAAGCAGGTGGGCAATCATAAGAAATACAAACCCACAGCTTAGAACGACTACTATTAAGACTTGGCTTGATTGGTTTCCTGAGAATGAATGGGGTAAGTTTACTTGGTCTGTGCCTTATACACATCACATTAGAAAGGGAGACATAGACCTTGAGGTAATCTTCCTTGCTCTTGACCGTCCAGAAGATGTTAAAAAACTATTGTCCCTCGAATTGACAGGCATCTGGATTAACGAGGCAAGGGAGATTCCTAAAAGTATTATTGATGCGTGTACTATGAGGGTAGGCAGGTATCCTTCTATGCGTGATGGTGGCCCAAGTTGGACAGGTGTTATTGCGGATACTAACGCACCAGAAGAAGATCATTGGTGGCCTATCATGTCAGGTGAAGTGCCAGTGCCAGATCATATACCAAGAGAACAGGCTAAGATGTTAGTCAAGCCTGATAACTGGCAGTTCTTTACTCAACCATCTGGTATGAAGGAAGTATACAATGAAGATGGTGAAGTAGAGGATTATTTGCCAAGTGACTATGCAGAAAACAAAAAGAATATGATGAGAGGGTATTATCCTAATCTTATTCAAGGTAAAACAAAGTCTTGGATTGATGTCTACGTTATGAATAAACTGGGCACGATACAAGACGGAAAGCCAGTATATCCTATGTTTGCAAGCGAAACACATATTGCTAGAGAAGAAATACCAGTAGCGGCAGGGTTGCCTTTGTACATTGGTATTGATTTTGGTTTGACACCTGCGGCTGTTATAGGTCAGAAGGTTAGGAACAGGTGGTTAATCCAATCAGAAGTCGTTGCTTTTGATATGGGCATTGTTAGATTCGCAGAGGTATTAAGAAATGAAATCGCTACTCGTTTTTCTGAAACTTCCGATGTCTATATATATGGTGATCCTGCAGGGGATTTTAGGGCGCAAACGGACGAATCTACCCCTTTTCACATACTTAGAGGTGCTGGCCTACGTGCATTTCCCGCCCCAAGCAATTCTGTGGATCTTCGCTTGGAGTCAGTGGCGCAGCAACTTAACAAGATGGTTGAGGGTAAACCTGCGTTTCTAATAGACAGAAGATGCCAACAACTTATCAAAGGCTTTGAGGGTGGTTATTCTTATAAGCGTATGGAAGTAAGTGGTGAACGATATGCAGATAAACCTGATAAGAATATGTATTCTCACATACACGATGCGCTACAATATTTGTTATTAGGTGCAGGAGAAGGGCGTGCTTTGATGTCAAATCAGAAACCTGCACAGGTAGTGCAAGCTAAAAAAGACTATGATGTTTTTAAAAGAAAGCCTAAAAGTGCGGCACACAAACCTAGTGTTTGGTCACTTGTGCGTTGAAATTTGTTTTGATTTATGTTTACCAATAGGTAACAAGGAGTTTCACTATGTGTAAAACTAAAAAAAGCAAAAAACCTGCTAGAAAAAAAATTAAGGGAAAGTCATATCCTAATTATGGGCCTCCTTCTACTTCTAGCGACACAAGGACAGCTAAAGAAAAGTTTGACTCCAACCCTGCACGAAAAGCATATATAAGAGCTAGGGAAAGAAGAAAGAAAAGAAAGGCTAGAGCAGAAGCAGAAGCTGCGAAAACAACTACTGCTACTACAACTACTGCTACTGAAGAAACACCTAAGACAGAGGTGGGTAGTACATCTGTAACGCCAAGCTCTATATATACAAAAGATCCAGAAGATGCTATGGCAGAGCAGGAACTTCTTGCACAAGAAGAGCTTAGAAGGCAAAGAGTAAAAAGAGCTAGAGCAAAACAGTCTTTACTTAGAAGAAGGTTAGAAAGAACCGCAGAAGTCGGATCTGGCAGAAGAGTCTTATCTGGAACCGAAAGGGATCTATTGGTTCAAAGCCGACAAGCAGGTAGTGGCCGCAGAGGTGGCGCAGGTCGTAGATCTTTAATTACTGGTTCTACTGGTGGAATCGGATACTATAGTAGGTTTTTATAATGCATGATCCAAAACAGAAGTTAGAGAGATATGAAAAAGCTAAAGCACATAGGCAAAACTTTGTTGACCTCTTTGAGGAATGTTATGAGTACGCTTTACCGCAGCGTGAGTCTTTTTATTACGAAACTGCAGGTCAGCGTAGAGATGATAAGATCTTTGATGAAACAGCAGTGGTTGGCGTTCAGGAGTTTGCTTCAAGGCTTCAATCGGGATTAGTTCCTAACTTTGCGCGTTGGGCAGATCTAATTGCAGGATCAGAAATACCAAAGAGCGAAAGAGATTTTGTAGACAATGACCTTGATGAAATAACTGAGTATGTGTTTGAGATATTACAGAACTCAAACTTTTCTCAGGAAGTGCATGAAGCATTTATGGATCTAGCTGTTGGTACTGGTGTGCTATGCGTAGATGAAGGTGATGCTGTAAACCCTGTTAGGTTTTCTGCAATACCATTACCGCATGTAGTTTTAGATACTGGGCCTGATGATAAAATAGATCATGTGTTCAGAGAGCGTAAAGGTATACGAAACTCTGAGATAACAATACTTTATCCTGATGCAAAGCTTGATCCAAAGGTGCAGCAAAGAGCACAGCGAGATCCGGAAGGTAAATGTACTTTGTTAGAAGTGCTTTGCAAGGATTATAGTAAAAAGAATGAAGAGGCATATCTTCTTTATGTAATAGATATGGCAACCAAAACGTATATCAAAGAACAGAAGTTTAAAGGTGTGGGTTCTAATCCATATGTATGTTTTAGATGGTCTAAGTGTGCAGGTGAAGTGTATGGCAGAGGCCCATTGATTAATGCTTTATCTGCTATCAAGACTACTAACTTAACTATTCAGCTTATTCTGGAAAATGCACAAATGGCTATCTCTGGCATTTACCAAATGGATGATGATGGAATCATTAACCCAGATACTATCAATTTAGTCCCTGGCACGATAATACCTAAGTCACCGCAATCTAGCGGTCTACAGCCAATACAAGCGGCAGGAAGATTTGATGTTGCCGATATAGTTTTGAGCGATATGCGCTTGAATATAAAACGCGCATTATACAATGATATGTTAGGAAATCCAGATAGAACTCCTGCATCTGCTACAGAAGTCGCAGAACGTATGGCAGATTTATCACGAAGAATAGGATCAGCCTTTGGTAGACTGCAAGCTGAGTTAGTGCAGCCAGTATTACAAAGAGTGATATATATTCTTAAGAAGCAAGGACGCATTGAATTACCTACAGTTAATGGAAGAGAAGTAAAAATAAGATCTTCCTCTCCATTGGCACAAGCACAATCAAACCAAGACATTACTTCTGTTTCTAGATTTCTGGAGCTTGTTAATGCTTACTTTGGCCCTGATGTTACTAATGTCTTAATTAACTCTGAAGAGACCGCTATTCACTTAGCTAAGAAATTTGGTGTACCTGATGGGTTGATTCGTGATGCAGAAGAGCGTAGAGAGATAGTTGCAATGATGCAGCAAATGCAACAAATGCAACAACAGGAACAGATAGCAGGACCACCTATTGCCGCAGAATAGTCATATTGGTTTAGACGGAATAGCAAGAAAGAAATCAGAAGAAGATAAGATAAGCCTTAATTTTGGCGCTGTATTTTCTCAGCCTACTGGTCAAGAAATTCTTAAATACTTGCGTAGTATAACTATAGAAATGGTTAGTGGTCCTAATATTTCTACTGATGAGTTGCGTCATTTAGAGGGTCAACGGTATCTTGTTGGCTTAATAGAGCGTCATATTCAGAGGTCACATAAGGTAAAGAATAATGAATGAACAAGTTCAAGAAGCAACGACAGAGCTACCTCCACAAGAGGAAAGAGATTTTGTAGTAGCAGAAGATCTAGAAGCTAAAACAGAAGAGCGCCCAGAGTGGTTGCCCGAAAAATACAAATCTGGTGAGGACTTAGCTAAAGCATATAAGGAGCTTGAGTCTAAGCTTGGTACTAAGGACGAAGATATTCGAAACGAAGTGCTGAAAGAAATAGAGGCAGAAAGTTTTAAAGATAGGCCAGATAGCGCAGGTGACTATCAACTTCCTGATTATATAGATGAGGAAAGTGCTATTGATAGTGAAGTTCTAGAGTGGTGGGCAAATCATGCTTTTACTTATGGCTTTAGTCAGGCTGAGTTTGAGGAAGGCATAGAAAAAGTAGTTAAGGCTGTTGAGGGGGAAATGATAGATACTGATGCAGAAGTGGAAAAACTTGGTGATAATGCCAATGCTAGAATAGAGGCTGCTGCTTTATTCTCTAAACAGTTTTTTCCAGAAGAGCATATGGATTCTATTGAAAGATTAACTGAAACTGCTGAAGGTTTAATGGCACTTGAGTTTATCATGGAGAAAATGCAGTCTCCATCTATGGGGAGTGATGCAACACCATCTGGCAAGATTACAGAACAAGGTTTAAGAGAAATGATGCAAGATGAAAGGTACTGGCATCCTGCACGAAGAAACAATGATTTTATACAAGAAGTAAATAATGGGTTCCAAAAGCTTTATAACAAGTGAAAAGAAACTAATGGAAAGGAGTGGGGCATACCTCACTCCTATGAAACAACATCATATTGCTGAAGTAACCAACAATCTTTGCCCAGAAACTTTAGAAGAGTTAAGTAATTTGGGTTGGCGGCATCCTCTTGATGTAATCTTAGAAGTGTACGATAGGTCTGAAGTCTATGTATGCAGGAACAGTAAGAAAGAATTTATATTTTTAAGCGGCCTTACTTTTGGAGAGCAGGGGGAGTTTCCACTATTCTTTTCTATGTTTTCTAATAAAATAAGGAAAAATAAATATACCGCATTTAAAATGTCAAGGCTGTTAATAAATCTTTTTGATATAACGGAACTTGGTATGACTATACAAATTTCGCATAAATATCCTAATATGATGCACTGGGCGGTAATGCTAGGGTTTGAGCCGATGGGTTTTGTGTCAAGCAAAAATCCAGAATATGTTGAATTTGTGCGTTGCAATCCAAACAAAATTAATGTTTACAATAACTCATTACGACCCATATCGCATTGATCGGCCCTTATGGATACCCGAATTGACATGTAAGAGTGGATACTCGTAGCAATCGGAAACTCAATTAAGGACTGTAAAAATGGCTAATACAATAGACCAAGCCTTTATAAAGCAGTTTGAAACTGAAGTTCACATGGCGTATCAGCGTATGGGTTCCAAGCTACGGA